ATGCGGGTCGCAGCGCTGATGCCGGTGTGCGCGACGGTGGCGGTGCCGCCTGCGAGGGCGACGGTGCCGATCCGCTGGTTCGATGCCGGCACGGTCGCGTCGGTGGTGTAGACGGCGCTGATGGCGATGTTGTCGCGGAATCGGGTGCCGTCGCCGGCGGTGACGCCCAGAAACTCGACCTTGACGCCGATGTTGTTGGTGGTGGTGGTGCGGTGCGCGATGGGGAGGCGCCACCGGCTGTTCGTGGCGTCCCAGGTGATCGGCATGAGCGCGAAATGGTTCATGATGGGTCCTTGCGCGCCGCGCACGTTCATCTGCTGGTGGTTGACGGTGCCGGTCGCGCTCAGGCCCACGGTGTAGACGGCTTCGATGGCGCCGGCCGCGTCGGCGCCCCCGTAGTAGGAGGTCAGGGTGACCTTGAGAATGCCGGAGAGGGCGGCGGCCCAGTAGATGTCGGCCTTCTCGTTGGCGGCAGCGGTGCTGAACGTCGCCTCGAACCCGCGTACGACGTGGATGTTGCCCGTCTGTACCCCGCCCTGCACCCGCAGGTTTCCCTCGGTGCGCAGGACGCCGGACAGCTCCCGTTCCAGTGTGGTGTCGTAGGCGGCGGCGCCGCTGCCCCAGTGCTGCTTACCTGCCGTATTGATGTAGAAGCGATTGACCGTGTCGCCGACCGTGATGGAGGAGAGCGCGGCGAGCGTGGGGCTGGTCCGGGCGACGTTGACGACGCCTTCGGAGGAGATACCGCCCCCGGCGCCGAGGATGCCGTCGCTGCGCAGGTAGCCGACCCCGGCGCGGTACAGGTTGGCGTCCAGTGCGCCGCTGCCGCCGGACCACAGCACCTTGCCGTCGCCGGTGATGACGATGCGCTGCTGTGTGTCCCCGGTGACGCGGGCCTGGTAGGCGTTGATGTTCGTGCCGCGGACGGTGGAGAACCCGCCGTTGGCGCTGATCTGCCCTTCGGCGGTGAACGCGTCAGCGGTGTAGAGCAGGTCGGCGGCGAGGCGGTACAGGTTCACGTCCATCACGCTGTTCGTGCCGTCGCCCCAGAGCAGGACGCCGCTCTCGTTGATGGCGAAGCGGCGCTGCGCCTCCCCGGTCTTGTAGACGCGGAAGGCCTCGCCGCTGGCGATGGGCCAGGCGTAGAGGGTGCCGCTGCCGCCGTTGAGCCAGAACCGTGCGGTCGGTGTCGCGCCGCCGCCGTAGACGTAGAGGCCGCTGGTGCCGTCGTTGGGGCCGGCGTTGATGGCGACGCTGCCGGTGCCCTTGGATCGCAGGTTGAGGGTCTGGTTGGCGGCGGCGCCGTTCATGATGACGCCATTCGCGTACATCTTGGCCGCCGTGGCGTCGGTGGCCTGTCCGGCGAGGACGTTGCCGTAGGCGATGAGGTCGCCCGGGCTGTGGATGTCCGCGCCGGTGTGCAGGCGGACCCAGGCGACGCCGCTGTAGATGGTGAGGCCGACGCCGTTGACCCAGGCGAGTTGCCCGGCGACGGGGCCGGTGATCTCGGTGTCGCGGGCGGTGCTCGATGCGTACCGGGGCACGCCTTCGTAGTGGAGCTGGTCGAGGGCGTTGTTGAGGACGCCGCCCCAGGTGTTGTTGTTGCCGCCTGGCGTCGGCTTGGTGATCGCCATCGGATCAGCCGACCTTCAGGATCCGGGCGCCGGTGTTGGCCCAGGTGACGGAGACGGTTCCGGCGCCGGGGACGACGGGTAGGCCGGAGCCGGTGTCGTAGTGGGCGATGAGGCGCTGGGCGGTCGCGGCTACATCGGCGCCGCCGCCTACCGCGGATGCCTGGTAGACGATGAAGATGTGGTTGCTGCTGTTCGCGGCGGTCGTGATCGTGGTGTCCGCCGCGTCGAACACTCCATCGGTCACGGTGATCCCGGTCAGCGCGGGCGATGAGCCGTTGATGACGCCGCCGGCCGCGGTGAGGTCGGAGATGAAGGTGTGCGCGGCATTGAACACGTAGCCGCGGACGAGGGCGACTTTGATGGCGGCGGTGTCGAGGTCGATCTGCCCGGCGATGATGCCTTGCTTGAATCCGTTGAAGACGGCGTTCGCCATCGAAGGTCCTTCCTTTCAACGCGAAGGGCCACCCCCCGCGGGTTGCGGGGGGTGGCCTTGTGCCGGGCGCGCGGCTAGCTCACCACAGGTCGTAACTCATGCCGTCCATTGCCACGAACCCGGTCAGCGCGCTCGGCGTCACGATGCATTGGCCGTTCGTCGCTACCGTCATCCGCCAGTGCGTGTTGTTCTCGGCGATGCCGATGAGGTACTTCTGGTGCAGGGGCCAGGCGTGGCGGGGCAGCGTGAACGCCGTGTACGTCGTGGCCGCCGCCATGTCTCCCGCCAGTCGCCGCACCCCGCCGTCGAAGTGGACGCGGGAGCCGTCCATGTACCAGCGGGCGGGACCTACCGCGGCGGTCACATCCGCGCTGGCATACCCGGCGTTGAACGAGACGGCCATTTTGCCGGTCGCGCCGGGGTGCGCGCGTCGCCATGAGCCGTTGTTGATGTTCGCGGTGCTGATGTTGATCTGTCCCGGCCCCGTCGTGAACGTCGCCAGTTGGTGCGCGGCGGCGGTGATCGGTGCTCCGGCGCCGCTGCCCTCATCTTCGGTCAGCCAGATTTCGGCGTTGTAGGCGGCGACGCTGCCGGCGATCGACTTGTCGTTGACGGCGAGCCAGACGCCGTGTGTGCGCTGCACCCCCGGACTCGTCGTCGTGAACCCGGGCTGCAGCGGCACGTTCAGCGTCGTCGCGAGGCGCACGAGCCAGCGGCGGGTGTCGTAGGTGGTGGCGTCGGCGGCGGCGGCGATGTACCAGCCGGGTTGGATGTCGAGGCTGAAGTTGGCGCCCGCGCCGCGCTGGGTGACGGTGAAGGAGGTGGGGGGGCCGATGGCGCCGTGGCGGGAGTTCATGGAGCCGATGAGGTTGCGGAAGTCCTCGGCGGTGTACGGCAGCGCCGGGTCCCCCAGCTGGGCTTGCATGAACAGGGGGCGCACCGGCAGGGCGGTGGTCGCGACTCCCATGCGGGGCTCCTAAATGGTCATGCGGCGGTCGCGCCAGAAAATCTGTGCGAACCCGGAGGCGGACATGAGCTGAAAGGTGTGGGTGCCCGGCGCGGCCCGCCAGAACGTCGAGACCGACCAGTCGACGGCGGAGAATGTGGCGGGGTCCGTGTGGCCGTTGAGTCGTACTTCGCCCGCGTCCATGTCGATGTTCACCCAGTCGCCGCCCGCGATGGTGTACGAGTCGAGGAACTTGAACCGCTCCCCGGTCTCCAATCGCACTTCGGGGCCGGTTACGGGCCCGTGGATGTAGATGGAGGGCGCTACGGGCGCGGATCCGCCGATGGTGAACTGCAGGTCCGGGTTCGTGTTGCTGTTGCTGCCGAAGTCCGCCGCGAAGCTCACCGGGAACACGAACGGGTCGTTCGTGATCACGTTCTGCGCCACGTTCGTCTGCCACCCCTGCAGGTCGCCCTCCAGGTAGCCGACGGGGGCGGTGAACGTCAGCTGCAGTTCCAGTAGCGCGGCGGCGCGGCGTCCGTAGGCGATGCTGAACGGGTTCCCCCGCAGCTCCATCCACCACGTCTGCCCCTGCGCCTCCGGGCTAGCCCGCGTGATCCGCAGCCTCGGCCGGCGGCTCGGGTGCGTCATCGCCGCCAGCCGTTCGGCATACGCGTAAGGGCTCGCCCACACGTCACCCCGCACGACGAGGTCCAGGGTGACGGTGCGCGATCCGGTGAACGTCGTGTTGTCCAGTACCCCGTCGGCCCCCGCCCGTTCGATCACGCTGTCGCGTACGGCGGGGGCGCCCAGGTTCCACTCGGTGCAGATGATCGGATCCGTCGCGTTCGCCACTTCCGGCCGGATCACGATCTCCTCGTCACCGTCGACCAGGACGAGTTTGGCGGGCACGACTCGCATGTCCTAGAACCCTCCTGGCAGATAGGTGTATCCGGAAACGACTTCGGCGACCTTCCGGCCGTCCATCGTGATCATCTGCCCACCGACGGCGGTGCTGATCAGCCCTGCCAGGTGCGTCAGATCGCGCCGGTCCAACCGCATGAAGTCGGATGCGACGGCTTTCTCCTGCGCGGCGGTGCGGACTGTCTCCCGCTGCCCCGTGCCGTTGTACGCCAAAGTCAGGCCGGGTTCGAGGTGCCCGCCGGTGTCGTACTTCTTGATGCCCATGCGGTTGACGAGGCCGCCTTGGGCGAGGGCGAAGTGGATGTGGTCCCAGTGGTCACTGAGTACGCCGCTGCTGTACCGGTGCGGCTTCCCGTGCCACACGTTGCGGTTCGCCGCCGGGGCATAGATCAGCTCCCGCGCGCTCGTGCGGTACTTGTCGTGCAGGTAGTCGAACATCGCCATCGTGTGCGGTGAGATGTCGACTGCCCGGCCGTACCAGTGATTCGACTTGTTCCCACTCGATGTGTACGTCTTCCGCAGGCCGGAGGAGACGCGGGCGTCACCGAACGTCTTGTGCAGGTCCATGAAGGCGCCGAGGATGGTGGCGCCGAGGCCACCGACGTCTCCGAGGCCCTTGGGGACCGGCCCCCGGTACTCCTGCACCGGCGCCAGGGCATCGGCGAGGCGGCCGGCGATCGCCGTCGGATCCCCCGCCTTCACACTGGCGGCGGAGGTGACGCGCCCGGCCCATCCGAGGCGCTTGATCATCGCTGCGGGCATGGCGGTGCCGCCATCGGCGAACCGCCCGTGCCGCACCTGCTCCATGAACCCGACGCCGTATTTCTGCACCGCCTTCACCGGCATCACGAACTCGTTCGCCGTCAGCCGCGCGTCGATGTCGTCGGCGCGGTTGTGGGCGCTGTTGCCCCACACCTTGCCGCCATCGGCCTTGCCGGGTGCGATGCCGGATGCGGGGGTTGCCCGCGGCCCGTTCCCCCCGTTGATGATCTTCGCGATGTCGCTGATCGCCTTGTTCGCCGCCTTCCCGATCGACGGGATGGCATCGGTGATACCGACGGCGGCGAGGGTGGCGTTCAGCGGCGTCAGGAACACCTTGTCGAGCCAGGAGAACGCCTTGCTGATGTGTGGGCCGAGCGCGGCCGTCAGCGTCGCGAACGGCGCCGCGAACGCCTGCTTGATCCGTTCCGCTCCGGCGGCGAACGCCGCCGCGGCCCTCCCGATGATGCTGTTGTCGATGAACGTCAGGAACGGCCCGGTGATGGTCGCCCAGATGCTCGTGAAGCCGGACCAGAGGCCGCGGACGAGGTCCCCGCCCATGCCCGCGAAGACAGTGGAGGGGGAGTTGATGCCGAAGATGTCCTTGACCCAGTCGATGATGGCGTTGCCCCACTCGGTCAGCTTGTTCCACAGCCAAGTGATGCCGAGGCCGTCCATCAGGCCCTTCGCGCCGAACCATCCGGCGACGGAGAACTGTTCTCCGAGGTAGTCGCCGAGGCCGGACCATCCGCCCTGGCGGCCGGAGAGCCAGTTGGGGAACGTCTGGCCGAAGAAGTTGCTGATCTCCCCCAGCGTTGCGCCGTTGACTTCCTCCTTCAGCGCGGTGAGGAAGGACTTCCACATCTGCTTGGCGTCTTCTACCGGATCCCACTCGAACGGCTTACCGAGCAGTTCGTAGATGAGGCCTACGGCGGTGGCGATCGCCAGGATGGGGCCGAGTGCCGCGGTGACAGGGGTGAGGGGGGGCAGCTGCAGCCCGCGCAGGACGTTCAGGCCCTTGTATGCGGCCAGGACGCCTACGAGGGCGGTTGCGGAATCGGGATGCTCGTCGAGGTACTTGAGGATGGAGCCGAGGGCCTCGGTAGCGCGCTGCAGGAACCGCGCGGTCTCGTCCGGGTACTTCGCGGCGAGCATGGTGAGTAGGGTGAACACCGGGTGGTTCAGGACGAACCCGGCGACCTTGAAGGCGCCGAACAGCAAAGCGACCTGGCCGACGATCTTCGCGATGGTCCCGTACGGGATGTTCTTGACGTAGTCGAAGAAACGCTTGATCTGGTCCTGGCCCTGCTTCGACTTCGTCCACTCCCGGAACTCCGCCGTCATATCCCGCAGACGGCTGACGAGGTCCTGGCCGGTTGGCAGGCTGATCTTCAGGATGTTGGTGAGGCCGACGACGATGTTCTCGGCGATCGCCCACCACTTCGCCAGCTCGTCCCCGGCGCCCTTGAAGTAGTCCTTCAACTCCTGATCGGAGAAGGAGCCTACCCAGGTGGCGAACGTCGTCACGATGTCCTCGACCCACTGCGAGAAGCGGGTCAGCTGCGGCGCCGCGGCATCGAACAGCCGCACGACCGGCTTGAACAGCACCACGATGGTGTCGGAGAAGTTGGTGAAGGCCCGCTCGTTCTCCCGGTTGATCCCGGCCCATGCCTTCCGGAACCACTTGCTGTCCATCGCCTTGCCCAATAGGGCGACGGTGCGGCCGACGACGCGGCCCATCTGCGCGGCGCCATCGACGAGCAGGGAGAGCACGGACTTCTTACGGCCCTTGTTCGTGTCCGTGATCCGCTTCAGGAACGTGAGGAACCCGGGGAGGACGGCCTGTTCCATCTCGTGACGGAACCCGCGCATCAAACCCTGGTTGTCCTTCAGCCACGTCGCCAGATCCCGCGCGGCCGGGCTCATCAGCGCCCATTGCCGTGCCAGCTCGTTCGCCGCCGCGGATCCGCCGGCCGTCTCGGCCGTCGATCGCTTCTGCGCATCCGCCAAATCCGCGATGCTGTCGGCTAGCCGGGTCTGGGCCTCCTTCACCCCGTCCTCGGCGTTACGGATCCGGTTACGGGCAGCCACCACATTGTCGGCGCCGCGTACGCCCTTCTTCTCGGCGTCCGCCAGATCCTCGGCGTTGCGCCGCCGATCCCGCTGAATGTCCGATAGCCGGTCCTCGGCCTCGGCCACCCGGTCACGGGCCTGCGCCCGCTCGATGTCGCTGGCCCAGAAGTTCTCGTTGATGTCCTGAAGCTCTTTACGGGCCGCGATCAGATCGGTCTTCGCGCTGTTCTCGTCGCGCGCCAGATCCGAAGACAGCTCCCGCAGGTCTTGCAGGTTGCGCAGGGCGATGCGTTCTTCCTGGTTCAAGTTCTTGCGGGCATCGCCCAGCTCGTACACCGCATCGGTCAGGCCGCGGCGGGCAGACTGCTCCCCCCACAGGGCGGAACGGATAGCGCTCGCCCGCTGCAGCTCCTGCTCGCCCGCCTGCGCGGCGGTCTGCACCGCGGACTTCTGTACCGCCTCGTACTGACTCATGTAGTCGGTGACGGAGGTGAAGGCCATTGTGACGGCGGTGATGGCACCGGCTACGCCGATCGCGGCGGGGCCGAGGGCCGTGAGGGAGGTGCTGGCGAAGGTGGCGGAGGAGGCCATTGCGATCAGGGCCGGGGAGAGCGCGGCGATCGCGACGCCGAGGGCCTGGAACGGGCGCAGTCCGGGCGCCCCCCAGTCGATGATCTTCAGCCGTTGCGACTTGCCGAACACCTCGTCCAGCAGGCGGGAGCGTTCCCGCAGATCGTTGTTGCCGCCCCCGCCCGCGGCGGGCCGCGGCGCGGGCATCGTGAACGTCCCCCGCAGCGCCACCTCGATCTGCCGCCGCAGATCGCGGGCGTCTACATCGAGGGGGACTTTGATGCGGATGCCGCGCATGCCCGCCGCGGCCGTCATCAGGGAGGTGCGCAGGCCGGCCGCGTCCACTTGCGGCTGCACCTTCACCCGCACGTTCGCCGAGTTGCTGATCGCTCCTACGGCCTGGCGCACGGAGGTGAGTAGGCCGCGGGAGTCGACGGCGAGGCCGACCTTGATGTTGGAGGCGGTGATGGTGGAGACGGCGGCACGGACCTGCGTGAGCAGGCCCCTGCCGTCCACCTTCAGGCCGACCTTCAGGGCGGCGGCCTGCTTCTCCGCGGCCTTGATCCCGGCACTCAGCCGCGTAGCGAACCCCGTGAAGTCCGGCCGGATCCGGACGACACCGTCTTCGATCTCCTGCGCCACCGCCTCATCCCTCCTCAATGAATCCGTGGTCCAGTGCCAATGACCACTTGTCGGCGGCCGTGCGGATATCCGGTGTCACCCCCCGCGCCAGGTCGGCGAGGAACGACCGGGTCTCGATGATCTGATCGCCGTCCTTCGCGAACTTCGCGCGTGCGGCTAGGTCGAGGCGGGCCGCCCGATGATCGGCGACCATCGCCTCTTCCCACAGCAGGACTACCTGGCGGACCGTCAGCCCACGTTGCGCGGCGACAAGGACACAACGTTCCGCTGCAGCCCAGTTGGATTGGGCCCATCCGAGGAGGAAGCGGAACTCGTGTGGGCTTTTCCCGTGTAGAGGGAGATCAGCCAGTCGATGATCGCGCCCATCTGCGCCGGGTCGATCACCCGGTCCTCATCGTCTTCGCCGTCGTCGTTGAGCAGGGCGAGGAAGCGGTCGCGGTCCGCCTTGGTGATCACGGCGCGGAAAAACTCATCCGTCGCCGCATCGGTATCGGCGCCCTCGGCGGTCATCGCCGCCATCATGCTCTGGAACTTCTTGTACGGCAGCTTGCTGCGCACCTGAAACTCTTGACCACTGACCTTGAAGGTCGGGCGGACCCCCGCACGTTCTGCGAGCATCGCATCGAAGTCCTTGACCGTCATTTCATGCACTCATTTCCAAGCGTCGGTTACGGAACGTCGTCCGGGTTGAGGGTGGGGCCGCCGAGGATCTTCAGCAGCTTCTTGCCGTCGGTGGGCTTCTCCAGCTGGAAGCTGGCGGAGATGGTGGACTTCGTCGCACCCTTGCGGTTCTCCAGGCCGATGGAGCCGCCCTGCAGGCAGCGGCGGAAGATGATCCGCAGGTCGTTCGCCGCCACGTTCGGGTTGGCGTCCCAGCCGATCATCACGCGGACCTCGTTGCCCAGGTCCGGCGGTTCGAACTCCCAGGCCAGGCCGTCGCCCGCGATGATGCCGCCGTTGAACGCGATGTTCAGATTCCGCTTGGTGATCTCCGCCAGCGCGAACTCCACCGAAGCGTCCCGGCCGGTCGTGACACGCGCGAGGACGTCCAGTTCCTCCGCGACTTCCACGTTCTCGGTCGAAATTTCGTAATTGAAGGACGAGCCCTCATCGGTGTAGCCGAGGGGAACCCATCCGGCCGCCCATGCGGTAGTCGTCGATGTCGGCTCGGTCGTGCCGATCGGTGCGATGCGCAGGATCCCCGGCTTACCGAAGCGGACCGCCGCACTGTTGAAGTCGACCACTTGCTTGCTCCTCGTCGTCAACGAAAGGAGCCCCGGCGCGTTGTGCGCCGGGGCTCGGGTTCTACTCGTGCAGTGGGTTGGTTAGGCGGGCAGCGCCGTGATCAGGGCGTCCACCACATAGCGGGGTGTATCCGCCCGCGGATCCGGCAGCCACAGCCAGGAAATGATGTCCGCCGTCGCCAGGGTGATCTCACCGGGAATGGTGTAGCCGCCCCGCGGCCCCAGCATGTCCAGCTCGGAAACGAGGCGGGCGCTGATCTGCTGTGCCTGCGCCCGGGAAGTCCCCCAGCAATCGAAGGAGAGGCGGGCGCGGTCGGTAGGCAGGTGCTTAGCGGCCGATACGGCGCCGCCTACCCGCGAACAGATCAGGGAGGGGACCGGCGCGGCCGTGGGCATGGCGAGGTAGATGTGGACGCGGCCGGCATGGGTGACGAGGGGGGCGACTTCGGTGGCGTGCAGCCACGTCTTCGCCCCATTCTCGGCGTCGCCGAAAATGTTCGGAAGGCTCACAGTCCCAGCCTCCGCGCCCGCACCTGCTCGATAGCCGGTCGCACATGCGGATTCGCGGGCATGTCCTGCGTCCCGAACTCCTGGAACCGCCAGTAGAACGCATCGGGGTTCACCACGGCGGCCCCATCCGGCGTCGGCACCGCCCTGTACCCGCGCTCCATGCGCCCGGTGCGTTCCGGCGTCATCGGACTCGCCTCGATCACCGCCACGATCTCCTGCGCCACTTCAAGGCAGAGGCGGCGGGCCGCGGCGCCGTACAGCCGTTCCGGGTTCCCGCGCATCACACCAACCCCTCGATGTGCACGATCCCGGCCTCCACATGCCCCAAATCCCCGGCCGGGCCGTTGCCCGGATAGTTGACGACCCAGGCGACCTGGAAGATCCAGCCGGTGCGGTTGTCCTTGATCAGGTCGAGGCGGGTCAGATCGCACGGATCGGCCGCTAGCCGCAGCTCCGTACGCGTCTGCTCGCCGCCGGCGACCTTCTCGAGTCCGGCCTGACGCCCGACGGGGATGTCGATGACGGCGCGGATGCCGGTGGCGACGACTTCCCGATCGGCCGGGGTCTTCCCCGCATACGGCTCCGCGTACCCGTCGTCCGGGTCGCTGCGCAGAATGTCGACGGTCGTCGTCGCCAGGACGATCATTCCGAGGCCTGCGCCTTACGGCTGCGCCGCTTCGGCGTCGCGGGCTCCTCCTCATCGCCGTCGCTGCCGCCGATGTCGGCGCCGGTGTCTTCCACCTTGTCCTGCCAGCCGTTGCGCTCCACCATCTCCGGGCTGACGAGCGTGCCCGGCAGCGCGACGGTCGTGAACCCTTCGACGAGGGTTTCCTTCGCGATCAGTGCCATGTCTCTATGTCCTTTGCTTACGGCAGCCGATAGGGATCGAGGAGCCGGGTGTCCAGCTCCGCGAGGTCGAACGTTCGGGAGACGGAACCGACGGCTGCGGTACGCAACCGCTCCGGGTTCGAAACCTCGCGCGATGCGAGGGTCAGGGCGACGAGGCGGACCACATCGGGAACCGGATCGAAACCGTGCGCGCAGGCGACGGTGATGCGGGCGAAGGAGGGCCACCCGGCGGTGCGGTACAGCTGCCCCCGGACCGTCCAGTAGTAGGCGGAGTAGACGGAGGAGCTGGCGGCGCCCAGTGCCACGGCGGCGCCGTCCATGATGACGCTCGTGACGGCGGTCAGATGCATCGTCGGCAGGTTCAGCACCGTCGTCCCGGTGCCGTCCACGTCGAACACCGCGTTCTCCGCCGCGATGCCCCATCCGCAGTAGGAGCGGACCGCGCCGGATGCCCCGGCGACGGCCAGCTCCCCCGCGGCCTGGTCGATGGGCCTCTGCATGTGCGTCCGCAGGTCCTCCACGGTGATCAGCGGAGCCATGCGGGGCCCCTACTTGCTGGTCGGTGCGGTACGGGCCTTGTTGGCCGGGGCCACCGCCGCCTTCTCGCCCGTGCCGGCCGCGTCCTGCGTCGCGGTCTGCGTCGCGGTCTGGCCCTTGCTGTTCGTCGTGCCGTACCCCGGGGTGGTGTCCTCGATCGAAGGCTTCACCCGGATCGGGGTCGCCAACTCCACCTCACCGCCGGACTCGGTGGCGCCCAGGCGCTTGGCGTCCGCCTCACTCAGCTGCGCGGTGTGCTCGATGCCGTCGACGGAGTAGGTGTACTCCTTCAGCCCGACCGGCTGGTCGAGGTTACGTTCCGGCTGCGTCATCCCTACTGCTCCTTCAGATGTCATCAGTGCCATGAAAGGGCTCTCAACTGCGTCGTAGATCAGCTCCGGATGCCCGCCGCACACTTGCCGGGGCGAAGTGCACAGCGGGCAGCGGCGAGGAGCCATCAGGCCGGGATCGTGAACTTGCAGAAGGCCGGGGGGCGCAGGACGGCGAACGCGGCGCGCATCTCAGCGAGGATCGCGACGAGGTTGCGGATGAAGAAGTCCGCGTGGCTGTCGGTGGCCTGGATGCTGGCCTGCTCGCGGTCGAACACGATCGCCTGGTTCCAGTTCGCGACGAAGCCGGTGCCGACCGGCAGGGCCTCCGACTCGATCACCGGCAGGCCCCACAGGCGGGGGGCGGTCAGGGCGAAGGGACCGGCGCCGAAATACTGCTCGTTGCCGTCCTTCATCAGCTCGTACTTCTCCCAGTCGATCGGGTTCAGCACGTACGCCGTCGGATTCGTGCGCCCGCCGATGCGGACCTTGCGCCGCGCGATCCGCGCCGTGTCGAAAATCGTCTGCCCGGCGCCCGGCGCCGCCTGCGTCTGCACACCGGAGGTGTTGAGCAGGCCGGTGAAGTGCTCACCCGTGCCGTCGCCCGCCAGCAGCTCGTCCTCGAAAGCCTCTTCCAGGCCGTAGAGGAGGAACTGGTCGATCAGGGAGCGGAGCTGCCCGGCGTCCGAGAGGGCCTTCTTGGTGATCGGCATCCAATGCGCGATGGTGCGGACGACCGTGGTGGTGCGTTCGAACACCATGCCCGACTCGGGCTTGAGACCACCCTCGGCGGCGGTGACATCCGTGCCGTCGATCGGCGCGTGCGTCACAGCCTCCGGCACCACCTGAGCGTTGTTCGTCACGCTCACCTGGCGGATGTACTCGATGGTGTCGGAGTTCGTGGAGCCCTGCGCGAACAGGCCCCGCACGGACAGCGGGCGCTCCCAGTACGGCTCCAGCGCGCCCCGGTAGTCGTTGCGGATGAAGATGCCGCCGCCGGTCTCCCGGTCGTGGGTCGACAGCAGGGTCTTGAAGGAGACGGGGGCGGAGTTGACGCGCATCTTCTCCGAGAACCGGCCATCCGGGGCCGACTGCAGGAGGCCCTTGAACTCCGGCGACTCCACGAACGCCTTACCGAGCGACTTGCGCTGCGGCGCGGCGTGCCCGCCGCCCAGGTTCAGGTCGGCCGCGCCGGAGGTGGTGGAGGTCTTGGTGCCGACCTCGATGCCGATGCCGGAAGTCAGGTCTTCCATCCGCTGAAACATCGCCGCCTCTTCGGCGCCCTTCGCCTTCAGCTCCTCGACCTTGCCGAGGTGGGCGTTCACCGTGTCGCGTTCGACGTCGGACAGCTCCCGGTCCTCGTTCTCCGCCTTGGCCGCGATGTCCCGCGCCGCCGTCAGCTCGGCCACGATGGCGGTCTTGTACTTGGCTCGCATTCCTGTGATTCCTCTCGTGTGCCTAGCTGGCGTGGTTCGTGATCAGCGCGTCGATCTCGCACCGAATGCGAAGGAGCGCGGCCGATGGGCCGCGCTCCTTGGTGGTGATGGACGGATCTTCAGTTGGGTCGTCAGTACCGGGGGGGTCTGCGTTCTCCCCCGGCGGTGCGCCGCCGGCCGCCTCGTCCGGCGGCCGGGACTTCGCGCCGACCAGTTCGGTGAGGCCGTTCATGCCGATCGGGGTTGGGCCAACCTCGTAGAGCCACAGCTTCAGCAGCTCCGTCGTCCCGTCCTCATAGCCGGGGGCGCTGTCCAGCACCTCATACGCGAACGAGAACTGGGTGACGCGGCGGGACTTCAGCAGCCACCGCACCTGCTTGGCGATCGGGGAGGCTTCCGCATGGGTATCGATCTCCGCGCGCACCCACAAACCGCCGTTGTCCTTCACCCAGGGATTCGCCCACTCGGGGATCCGCGCGTCCCCCGGCGAAAGCTCCTCGATCTCCTTCACCGCGCCGATGTTGAACATCGGATCCGCCATGTTGTGCGACCACAGCACCGGCAGGGTGTCACCGGAGGCCTTCCAGGCGGCGATCGTGTCGGTGAACGCGCCCGGCCGCACAATGTCGCCGCCCCGGTCCACGTTGTTGAACACGCTGACGATGGCCTCAAAGTCGGCCTTGTCCTCGCCCGCGATCAGTTCCGGCCCCGCCTTGAACGAGGCCGGATAGGTCTTGGTCTTCACCCCTCGTCCTCTCGGGTGGCTAGTTGGTTGCCGCGCCGCCCCGCCACCGCCGGGGGCTTCGGTCCGGGCAGCTGCCCGTTGCTCTCCTCGTTCGATGGGTTGTCCGGCGCCGTATCCCGGGGGGATGCGAGACCGCCGGCCAGAACGTTCAGGGGGACGATCAGCTCGTCCGCCTCATCGAGGTGCGGGAGGTTGTGCCGTGCCCGCGCCTCGGAACGCGTCATCCACGGCCCGCCGACGGAGGAGCTGATCGCGGCAGCCTGCTCCTCGAACGAGCCGCGCAGCTTCTCCGCCAGGTTGAACTCGACGTACACGTTGTCGGAGTCCGGGAGGTCTGCGAGTACCTGCGTCTCGATGTCCTGCGACAGCTGCGTCAGGGTCGGCCCGAGGGTGTCCTGGTACAGCATCTTGTGCAGCTCAGGGATGTTGCCGGTGCTCGCACCCTCCATCAGGCCGAGCATCGCGGGGTGCACGTAGTAGGCGACGGCTACTTCCTCGCGCGTTAGCTTCCGCGCCTCCACGTACTGCGCGTCGCGCGGCGTGATGCCGGCCGCGTGGTACTCCATGCCCTCTTCCAGCACGGGGGTGCCACCGGCCATCGGCCCGTCGCCGGTATACATCGCATTCCAGTCGGCGCGGAAACGCTGCCTCGCCTCCTCCTTCCACTTCGGCGCCTTCTCCGGCCGGGTGATGTAGCCGCCTACCCGGGCGCCGTTACGCCACATCTGCTCCCGGTACCGCCCCGCCGAATACTCCTCCGCCAGGATTTGCCGCAGGGTCTCGATCGGCGCTACGCCGATGCGGGGGTCGTCCGGGTTGTAGCCGTGGAAATGCACCACCGAGTCGGGGTCCAGGTCCCGGTACCCCTTGGAACCGATCAGCCGGTACGCCTCCGGCGCGATCGGGTTGTTCCCGAGGGGCTGGACGAACCGGCGCGGCATCGGCAGCAGCGTCTTCGTCCCATCCCGCTGCCGCCCCTTCAGCCAGAACGCATTGTCGTAGATGCACAGCTCATGAATCGTCCAGTTCATCAGCTTGTACTTCGTCCACTTCGTCCCCGGGAACGGGCGATCGAGGAGCTTCGCCAGCGGGTGATCGGTGTCCTTCTTCCGGTCCGTGTCACTCAGCCGCCGGTACGGGTCGATCCCCAGCTGCGCGATGTTGCGGGCGAGGAACCCGACGACGGTGCGCAGGGCAGGCTGCGAACGCCACAGCTCCTCATAGGTGAAGTACGCGTCGGGGCCGAGTTGAACGGTCCCGCCGCCGTAGGGGACGATCGCGCCGCCGTACACGGAGCCGTGGGCGACCGGCGCGACGGAGCGAACCTGCCCGGCGGTGACGACGAACGCCATAAGGGCACCTCTCAGGATGTAGGGCGCTGCAGGAACGCGATCTGCGTGCGCTCGATGTAGACCTGCCCGTCCATCGGCGCCGGATCTTCACCGGGCACGAGCAGCGAGGCCTTCGCCAGGACGAGCAGCGGACCGCGCTTGTCGACGAGGACGCCGCGCATCGCGGATCCGTCGGTCAGGTTCACGACCACCTGGTCGTAGATGGGCCAATACGAGAGCACGTCGGGTTGCTCCATTCGGGCCGTTCGGGTGGCCCCGAGTTGCGGTAAGAGCTGATAACTTCGGGCAATGCGTCTCCCCGCGAACCTCACCAAACTGGACAAGATCCTCATCGGTGGCGGCGTCGCCGCGATCCTCGTCATGTGCTGCGGCGGCGTCCTCGCCGTAGCGCAGGAAGAGGCGCCGGGGGGGCCCGGCCCAGCCGCCACTACTGCGGCGCCGCTACCGGCGGCGAACCTGCCCGGCACGAGCGCGCCGGCCGCCGAGATCAGCACGGAACCGACGATCGACGCGGCGGCGGTGAAGGCATCGGCGGCGGCGGCGAAGAAGGCCGCCGACGCCCGGAAGAAGGCGGAACGGGCGGCGGAGGCGAAACGGGAACGCGAGGAACGCGCCGCGCAGGAACGCGAGGAGCGCGAAGCGCGCGAGGCCGAAGAGGAAGAGGCGCGGGACGTCTACTACGCGAACTGCGCGGCGGCGCGGGCGGACGGCGCCGCCCCGCTGTACCGGGGAGAGCCGGGGTACCGGCCCGCACTGGACCGCGACGGCGACGGGGACGCGTGCGAATGACGCAGACGCCGGACGAGCTGTACGTGGCGCGGCTAGAGGCGATGATCGTGCGCGCCATCGACGAGACCCGCCGCAACGACCCGGCGGCGAACTACCTGGCGCTGCGGGTGCTGCGCACCGAGTGGAACGAGGCGGGCAGGCCCTCGGATGGGCATGCCGCCGGTTTAGGTTCGGCGCCGATCGCGCCATGCCTCACGCACGATCTGCGCCATCCAGGCCACCATGAAGGCGGCCGGGATGGCGCCGATCGCGCAGCCGATGATGACCGCGACGGTCACGCGACGAACATGCCGCGGTCCTCGTAGACCGAGGTCAGATCGGTGCCCTCGCGGGATCGCCATGCATTCGTCGCCATAGCGGCGGCGGGCACCGCGTCGATGCGGAACTTCGCCGTCCCCCGCTCCGGCTTCTCCGGCCGCACGAGGTTCGGGTCGTACGGGGCATGCCGCACCTCGCACGCATCGAAGCAGAAACGCGCGACCGGGTTGCCGTGGTGGTGGAACCGCTCCTGCTTCACCAAACCCATCAGCTCCGTCATGCCGGGGCTCATCCGGTCGTAGCTGTTGCGGTACGCCGCGATCTCGCCCTGCTCCGGGTCCAGTCCGATCTCGTCGCCGATCCGGTTGATGATCGGCCACATCGACCATTCGTCGCAGTCCGCGCCCATGATCCGGAAATCGCGGGAGTCTTCCACGATGTCCTCGATGACCTTGTCGTAGTCGATGACGCTGCCGGGGGTGACGGTGATCCATCCCTGCCGCGCCCACAGGGAGAACTTCCCCTCGTGGAAGGAGTCGAGGCGGTCGATGCCGTTCTCCGGTAGCCAGAACCGCCACAGGACATCGCAGGGGTCGCCCGCATCCTCGCCGGGGATGACCAGGGCCCAGGCGGTGAGGTCGAACTTCGCCGCCAGGTCGAACCCCGCATACGCGGTCCTGCCTTCTAGCTGCTCCCGCCCCCATCGCGGGTTCAGCCACAGGTCCCCCGTCGATGCCTCCCACAGGTGCATGGGCATCCACCGCGTCGACTGCGAGACCCACTGGTTGAGGCGGAACTGGCGGAAGCCGTTCTCCTTCAGCGGATCGTTGCGGGCCTCCTGCGCCTCATCGCGTAGCGCCTGCATCGAGAGGAAGGTGCCGAGGGCCGGGTTAGCGTGCCGCCAGTTCTTCTCATCCCACGGATCCGCGTCGGCCGGGGTATTGCGGGCGTAGACGAACACGTGCCGGGCGCGCTCCGGGTCGTCCTGGATCCGCACCATCTCGTCATGCTCGTTCTTCCCGAACGACTGCGGGTCGTTACCCGCGGTCGTCGCCGCCGCCATCAGCGGTTGCTCCCGCGCGCCCATCGAGGTACGCATCGCCTCCCACAGCGATCCGTCCGGCTGCGCCAGCACCTCATCGAACACGATCCCGTGCGGGTTGTGCCCCAGGTTGCCGGCCGCGTCAGCCGAAACGACCTCGTAGTAGCTCGCGGTCCGCTCGTCGATGATCCGCTTCGCCGACTCCTGCAGCTTGAGACGCTTCTGCAGGACGGGTGACAGCTGCACCATGCGCTTCGCGACATCGAAGACCTTGCGGGCCTGATCCCGGTCCTTCGCGCAGCCGTAGATTTCCGCCGACTCCTCGTCATCCGCGACGAGTAGGTACAGCGCCATCCCCGCCAGGATCTCGGACTTGCCGTTCTTCCGCGCCACCTCGATCCAGGCGATGCGGTACCGGCGCACGTACATCCCGAACTCTTCGGAGTAGACGACGGTGCCGAAGATCGGCTTCATGATGTCGTCGAGCTGCCACCGTTCAAGGTGGAACGGGCGACGCGCCCAGCGGCCCTTGGTGTGCACCAGGATCTCCGAGAAGAACGCCTCGATGTGCGCGACCCGTTGAGGGCACACATGCTCACCGCGTTTCTTGCACGTCTTCCCATCGAAGGTGTGGTTGCACAGCGGGAACTCGGGCTTAGCCCGAGAGGAGGCGGGCCGCGCCATCGCTGTCCTTCTTCGTCCCCATCCGGATTTGCGAGCGGGCGGACGGTGTCAGCCCGAACTCCTGCGCCAGGGCGCGCATCACGATCGCGCTGTCCCGCTGGATCTGGATCGCCGGGTTCCGCACAAGGCCCCCCTTGATGCCCTTGATCAGCACCGGGGACTTCGCCAGCACCTCCGAAGACTTGCGGTGGATCACCACGGCCTCGCAGAACGCCAGCAGGACGTCACGATCGGCCGGGGTCGCCAGTTGCATCGCCCGCAACTGCTCGATCGTGTAGTCCCATACCTCCCGCACATCGTCCGCCACCGAGTCCGGGCACTCGGGCAGGCCCTCGTTCGGCAGCGGCTCGCTGTCGTTGATGCGCGACTTCCGGTCGCCATGCAGCAGTCGGAGGTTCGTCGGCTTAGGTGCCGGGCCCCGCTTCCCCATCTCCCTGCTCCCTTCTCTAGTCGTCCTTGAGGGCGACGGCGTGACCGGCGGCGATCATCTCCGCGCCGAAGTCCTTGCCGTCGATGTCCGTGATCTCGCCCAGGGGGCGGCCGTACTTGTCCAAGCTCATCGAGCGGAACATGACCGTGCCGCCGACCGGCAGCAGCAGCTCCGCGTACGACTTCGCGAGATGGCCGGCGGAAGTGCCCATCTCCGCGCAGTTGATGCCGGAGACCCGGGCATTCGCCTCGAAGTAGATGCGCCAGCCGAGATCGAGGCGGAGGCGCACCGTGTCGCCGTCGATGACCCGCACGACAGTTGCAGGGACGTTCCAGACGGTCATATCAATGCCCCAGTTGCAACGAGTTGTGAGACGATGGGCGTCATGAAGCGACCGCAGCGCAAGTCCGGGGAGTCGATCACCATCGGCGGGATGACGCTGACGCCGGACGAGCTGGCGGCGGTGTTTGAGGCGGCCGGGAACCCGATGCTGGCGATGGAGGCCATCGCCTCGACCGCCATGTCCCGCGCCCCGCGAGCGCAGACCTACCACCTCTGCAACGAGACGTGCTGCGGGAAGTCCAGCAAGGAGGAAAAGCCGTGAAGCCGTGTCCGCAGTGCGGAGCGCAGGGCACCATCACCGTGTCGATGCAGCTCGTCGCCAAGCCCCTCGGAACCTGGTCGCTGCCCGGATCGCAGATGAAGGCCGTCTGCCAGACCAAGGCCGTCCTTGAGTGCTCGGACTGCCAGCTGCGGGTCTTCGGCCGCCTTGAGGGCGAGCGGATGGTCGGCCGCACCTTCGTCGGCGGCCACTTCGTCGCCGACCGCGTGCCGGTGCGCGCCGGATGACCGGCCTCTACGTCCTGCTCGACCGGGTGCTGCCCGAACAGGTCCTTGTGGACGTGTTCGTGGCGGCCCCGATCGGGCTGATGCTCATCGGCCTCATCGGCGTCATCCGCACCTGGCATGGGGTCTCGTGATGGAGAACGACTTGCTGCGGCGGGAATGGCCCGGCGACGATCACTGCGTCGTGTGCCGCCAGCGCGTCACGGCGCCGGAGTGGATGCCCTTCTGTAGCGAGGTCTGCTACGACTCACACGACGCCGAGGTCATCCGGCTCGTCGAGCGAGGGGCATATACCGCACGCTTGGACGCACCATAATGGTCACTATGCGCGCCCCCCGCGTCGGCGACCTGGTCTGCGACTGCCGGTACCGGCATGAGCGGATCGTGGCGGTGGACGACGACGGCGACACGGTGACGTTCGCCGACGGGTTCACCTGCTCGTGGGTCCACTGCTGCGACCCGGCCGACCACGAATGGCAGCATCCAGCCCCGGGCGGGGCCGACTGAACCACGATGCGGCCTGGACAGCCAGGTAAGAACCGCAGTGAGCGCGCCGGGCTGGACGGGCGCGATCTGGACAGCGTCATTGCGGTCGCCGCCCGTGCGTCGCTTCAAGTGTACGAGTGCTTTCCCTGCGGGGCCGCGCATGGCAGGATCCCCCGTAGGCGCCCGGCGCGGTGTGGTTCCCCCCTCACCTACACATGAGCGTGCGGTTCCCCGATTCAAGCCGCGCCGGGCGCCCTATCCCCTAGCCGAGGAGTGGGATGAAACGGCAAGAGGCACTGATGAGCGCTGCGGACCGGATGCGGGACATCGTGTTCATCGCGAAGGACGAGATCGGGAAAACGGGGGCCGTCAGCGACATGGTGTACGTCGCCGCTCAGGCCGCATGGCAGGTCTGGTTCCGGGAGATGACGGCGGAGATGATCCGGCGCGGGAAGCTACCCGCCGAAGATTTCTACGCGGAAGTAGACGGGCAGGACGTAGGCGAGGGTGAAAGTCCAGACGAGGGCGGCCGTGAACAGCAGGGCGCGCACGTAGCCCGGTAGCTCCCGCCATCTGCGAACGAGGCGGCCGGCGGTGCGGCGGACTTGCCGTTCTTTCGGGCGACCAGCGCCCACGCCTCCGGGGGGTGGCGGCCCTCCCAGTGATCCGCTAGCCGCCTCAGCAGGGCTGGCACGGCCGACATGGACGACACGGAGCCGATCAGTAGCTCGGTCTCCGATCCCACGCGCATAAAGAGCGGCACGGGTGATCCGTGCGGTCTCATGCCCCGTGAGCCCCGTCGAGCCATTCGATCGCCCCCCTCGTCCCGTTGCCGATGTATCCGGCCTCCACTGCCTCGACTCCCCGGTCGGAGATGACCACGTAGGTAGGCCACCGGCGGAGCCAGCGGACCGCCACTGTCCCATCGCTGAACTCCACTCCTTCTGCTACCGGGGCTCGGGCGAATCCCCCGTTGTCTACGGGCCATACACGGAACCTTCTCGGCGGTTTTTGCTCGTTAGCTGCCCACCAAGGGGCGGTCAGCGGGTCAACATGGCCGTTGTCGGGCGACATATGGCCCCCAGGTGCGGGAAAGTCGGGCAAAAGTGCGGCAAGGCGCTCGGGTCGGCCGATGAGGCGCCTTACCTCGCCTTCCGGTGGTACTCGGCGTCCCCTCGGCGTCATGGGGCCTCAGCTCGGGTGGATGTCGGCTCTTGTCGGGTCGAGGATCAACTCGGGAAACCTGGCGGTCGTGAGAGGCGAC